CCAATTCAACTACATTCGCTCATACTTCGCGAATTCCGTCACTGTGTATCTATAGCCCAAGACCGTTACACATCTGTTTCGTAGTTGATTCAACTACGTGAGCTCATACTTCGCTCACTCCGTGAATAACCTAAATTCGTATCTATAACTAAAACACTTCTTCTGGAAGTGTTATGAAATCGATATTTATTCCTACTTTCATTACATCCTTGCCCATTATTTTCGAAATGTAATTACTAAACGTCGACCCCGTTTTTAATATAGTGAAACATCCTACAAATATATTATTGCATCGTTTAGATACTAATAAATCCACCAAGGCGTTTTTCTCTCGATGAATGAAATATTTATAAGTAATAAATATGTGGTAATTATGTTTTATCAAAAAATCAATTACACCATTAACTGTCGAGTTTGATAGTATGATAATTGCGTCCGATTTATTCATATATTTTTTAACTAATTCAATGTATTTATCTTCTATGCATTTTTGAAACGCTTTTGGTTCCATTTTATTTATTTTAGACCAGTGTGTAATTGCGTCAGGTTCTATCCTTAAATGTATTACATTGACTTTTTGTTTGACGTCTATATATTTTGTTATTTTTTCGGCAAGTTGATAAAACTCAGACGAATATGTAATTTTATTCAAAATATCTTCAAATATATCGGATTCGTCAACTCTTCTGTAAATATCATACAAATTCACAAATTCCAAATTATATTCTGCATTCGAAATGTCTATTATTATATGTTCATTTAACCATTCATTGTATTTTTCTTCAATTGTATATTTGAAACCTGTCTCTATGGTTATTTCGTATTTTAAAAATACAGTTTTTTCTTTATCAAAGAAAGGGTCGCCTTTGATTCTATTAAAATCAGTATATTTGTTTATGAACAATCGGCTCCCATCCATCGATAAAAATGTGCTTTTTATTTCGTCTGTTATTTCTATTTTATTTGCATTGTCCACACCATAATAAACATCGACGAGTCCAAATTTTGAATTATATTTATCTATAACAATAACATTGTATTTTTGCAATAAATATATGTTCAGTTCCTTTAGATTTATGATTTTGGATATCGAGGTATAATCCATTTTCAGATAGTCGATTAAAAAATGGTCGATTACAACCACTCGATGATTTTTTGATTTTATTGTTTTTATAATTGAATATATAAACGCCATTATTTGATTTGTAAATCCCATATAAGTCTGATTTATTTTCGCATATAACATTATTTTGCAGCATAATTTATTTAAATAACAATAATCGTATAAATTGTTTTGCAGAATGAATTATACTTACCTTATCTCTCTCAGCATATGTTTAGAATCCAGCATTATAATTATCATCACACAATCCAGGGTCGGCGTGTTTCATACTTCCAATATTATTGCGAATCTCTATCTTTGACCTAGGGCATACATCCGAATCCTCTATTGGCTTGCCCATTAATTCTTCCATTGGGTCTATTTGTTGCGTCACTTGTGACACGGTCAATTTCGACATCTCATTCATATCAAGAACCAACTGGAATGCGTTTGTTCCATAATAACCCGGTTGACCGCACATAACATTTGCACTCACACCTCGCATATTATCTGCTTCTCCAAATCGCGCAGCATCTAATAATACCTCCGTATGAACTTCGAATGTGGCTTTTGCAATCGGCCCAATATCGTCGCTAAAGAGACCCGTTCTGAAAATAGACACCAAATCCTTCTTCGTTGTCATACGGTCACACAGCAAACTCAAATGATGATAGTTTGCATAAGCGCCACTGAATTCCAACACATCGACAATCTCATCGTGGATGACTTGTCTTGCCGCCTCAATGCCCAACACATCGAACATCTCGCGAATATCATTGCTGTGCGTTCGGACAGAATCAATATAGTCAAGACCGAGTGTTTCCAGCAAATTCGAACCGGTAGTGTCGAGAACCCAAGTATCCTTCTTCTCATACTTACCATCGACTTTCGCCACCATATTATTCAGTTTGCGGGGAAGAACATTGGCGATTCCGTCGACACCTCTCAGAACCGTATTATTGAGTAAGTCGTCTTGGAATTTCTTCAGTATATGAATTTCATCCGTCTGGTCGAGAGGCTCTGCCGAACCTTTGCGTTTCTTCGCCGACGCAATATTTGACATTCTGATTCGGAACACCAATTTGTCGGAATTGTAATCCGAATAAGCACAATCAATGTCTGTACCCGAAGTGCCGTTTTTAATTGCAAAATGAATGTCATCCATCGTTATGTTCTTATCAAGTAACGTCTCCGTGTCCATCTCCATACGCACAATCCATTTTGATTTGGAAGTCGGTTGCTCTGTTAATGGCGCACCGCCATTACACTCTTCAATCATTCTGCTGAATTCGTAGAATTGCTGGACAAGGCGACGGTCTTCCGTTATGCGCGTATTGAATTCATCGGGGTCAAAACATATTTGCACCGAAGTTATTACGTCGCCGAGTGTCGTGTGCTCCATCATATTCGCAAACTGTTTTGCCTTTTCTGGATTACTTTCATCTGCGGATTTCAAGAAGACAGTCATCGATGGATGCTTTGGATTCTTGGTGAGTCGGAGGATTTCTTCGATGCGCGGCACACCACGAGTGACGTTGGATTTTGATGCGACGCCGGCTGTGTGAAAGGTATCTAGCAAATTTATGCCATTTGCGCAATCGAAATTTCTTGTGTCCTCTACAGTTAAGTCATATGCATAGTCTGTGGTATTCGGAACCTCTTCAATCGACACAATCTTGTCGAATTCCAAATCTGGACATCTTCCATCACGAGGCTCCATAACTAGTTCTCCCGCAATAATATTTGGAATTGAGTCAGAATGTTCCATTGTATAGACATCTTGGATAAACCCACCCGACACAGAAAGGGCATATGTAACTTTAGACACAGGCAAATAATCGCCCACTTTCAAATCAGAACCATTTACACCTTGAATCTTACCATCAATTAATTGCAAGAACGACTTCGCTTTGGTGGCAATAATTTCGCGATTTCCTTTCGTAGTCACTTTCAACATCGTATTGGTCCCGTCTTCGTTGATGACCGGGTGTTTCGTGACTGCCTCGATTCTACGCCAAACTGTATTTCCGTCCTCTGTCGCACTCGGCACTTCATAAAACTTGGACAGTTCTGCATATGTCGTATCCTTATCCGCCATATATTCCATTTTGCTGGTAGTTTCAATGCCCCATTTCGCAAAATCGCCGATTTGAAAAGACGACACGACGCCTTTATCATCTCTCACCAAAATCTCCGTTTCATACACGAATGAATTAAGGGTCAGCTGCGTCGTCGGTTCACCAATCGATTGCCCCGCCACAACCCCCACCATTTCACCCGGATTCACGATGGCCTGTTTATATTTCAAGAACACCGTCTCTAATAACATAATCAATCCTTTGCGATGAAACCGCTTCACCAGCAATAATTCACGCGGATTCAAATAATAGAAATACAGCGTTTCGAACAACGGATTCGGTTTCGCATAATGCAAGGCATTCAACTTGGCATAATATTCTTCAATCAACTGGAACGCTTCGAGAGGAGTCACATCCACAATCGAATTTGCTGCTAATCCGAGATTTCCTTGAATGTTATTAATGATATGTGTGAACGCGACAGGTGCCAATACTGAATCCACATTCTTGTTCTTGAATATATTCTTAACCGCCATATCGCGAGCCTCCATCATCATATCCACATATTTCTTGCAGGTCTTTTGCAATTCCGCTTTCTGTTTTCCCATTCTCGCCGAAGCACTCTTGTTAAACACCGATTTGACATCTCCGTCCGTTTTATCGGTAGTAACCATATCGTAGTGCATATAGATGTCTTGGGTGGACATTGCGACAATGGGAAGCGACTGATTCTCGACAAACATCGGGTCAAATGCGTCTTCGCCATACGAGAACTGGATGACTTTACCGTTACTATTGCGGACAGTGAGGTCATATTCGACTTTGAGGTCTTCTAGACCTTTGATGAGACGGCGCTGAATATATCCTGTTTGCGAAGTTTTTACAGCAGTATCAATCAACCCAATGCGACCACCCATCGCGTGGAAGAATAGCTCGTGTGCATTCAGACCACCAATATATGAATTCTTAATGAACCCACGTGCACCCGGCGAATCATCGAATTTGCAGAAATGCGGCAAAGTTCTGCTATCGAATCCATACGGTACACGTTTCGAATCCACATTGACCTGTCCCAAACAAGAAATCATATGTGAAATATTGAGAAGAGAACCTTTGGACCCAGAATTGACAATCATCAAGAATCGATTGTCCGGATTCAAACTCTGACGACTGATTTCGTCCGTCTTTTTTGTCGCATCATTCAGCACATTATTCACTTGTGCCTCAAACTCCGTTTTATTCGTATAAGAAGTATTGTTCTCAAATGCTCCTGCGTGTAGTTTTTGAATAAGCGCTGCGACCTCCAATTCCTTATCTTGAATGGCCTGGATAATTCGTGTATGTGTTTCGCGATTCGACATCAAATCACTCACACCTACACTATACGAACTTACCTTCATATATTCCGTGACAATATTCTGTAAATTGTCGATGAAATCCGCGCCAGCTTTCTTTCCATAGTCGTTGCAGATTCTATGAAGAATTCCTTTTGACCCGCCACCTAATACAGATTTCTCAATTTGACCGCGAATGTAGCGACCATTGTATATTTCCAAGTAATTATTTGATGTGGCGGGGTCTTCTTTTTTGTCCGCATCCCACAATTTCGTTTTATATTTGAGGGTTAGTGGCGGCATAATTTGCGAGAGGACCTCGAAGTTGGTTACTTCTTTTCTACTTCTCGCGAAAAGGGTCGCAGGATTCACATTCGGGTACGCCATCAACAGATTCATCGCATCGCGTGCAGTGAATTTGACACCCTCGCGACTAATGCGGTAAGACCCGAGTAGTGAATCCTGGTATATCGAAATAATGGGCACATTGCTAGAAGGACTTACAATCTGTGATGTGGTGGATGCCAACAGACGCAACTCGGTTTCTGCTAATATATTTTGCCCCATATGCATATTCATCTCGTCACCATCGAACGGTGATTCCACAAGGTTTCCCAGGTGGCCGGACTGTATCATAAGCTGACTCAGGACGACTAATCCTTCATTGCCAACCAACACCCGTTCAGTCTCTGAGTGGATGTCATATCCTTGTCATAACGGACTTAGACATTCGCACTGCGGATTACCCAATTCTTCACATTTTTACCATTGGGTTCGGCAATTAACCGAGTTCCTCCAAACTGTTTCCAGAGTGGAGTGGTAGTGAAGACTCTAAGGGACTTCCCGCATCAAGGTGTTTCGCAAATAAATTTGCAAATACTAAAGGAAAATCTATATTGTGTGTTTTATGATATTCTTCTAATTTTGAAAGGTGTTGTTCAATCTGCGACGGAATAATTTTATTATTTTTAGCGAGATTATCTCGAGCAAGAAGAGGGGCCGTATTACGCCAATTGAAAGCAATTAATTGTTGAGCGGGGTCATCCATATCAAAATGGGAAAGAGGTATGACGTGGTCAATGTGCCAAACGGTTCCTCGATTTTCCATTGTGAATTCTGGTGAATAACTTAACATCCACTGTTCATATTCAACATATGAACACCCCAAATATTCGATTGTGTGTTTATGTTTGTTTTCAAGTAAATGCCAAATCCGAGTCCGAATTCCACGTTTGAACTTTTCAATCGGGTCATCTCTCTCGCAGTCTTTACACTTCAATCGATTATGTCGGAAATGAGTCTTTGGAACAACTTCTTTACAATATTTGCAAATTGTATTATCCTCTCCAATTTCCGACTCCAACTTTGCTTTTTCTTCTGCTCTAGCTTTCTGCCTTGCCTCCGTTTTTCTTCGCTTGTATTCTCTGCCTTCTGCTTTTATTCTTTCGTTTGTGTCAGCATCGTTGTAGTATTGTTCTCGACGAAGAATATTATTGCATTCTTTACATCGATTTGTCGGATAAATAAACTCAGTAATCGATTTTTCACATTCACATCGAATGCAAATTTTCACAACGTCTGGGTCTACTTCTCTACGACTCTTATACTTTTCCCGATTTGATGCATTCTTACAAGCCTTGCAAATACAACGGTCACGAGAAATGAACGCTTCTACCGGTTTTGTTTCGTCGCACTTTGAACACACTTTTTCCATTTTATAGTCGAGTATATAACACATCAATTCATTCCTTTATGTATTTCAAATAAATTCACTAGGGAGTTTCACGCTTTTCACGCTCCCTGTTGCGGACATCGATAAATTTAGAAAATTTTTCGAATTTTTTTATCCGCATTGTAAGGCCGGGTACAAGCCACGTTCATCCGAAATGTGTCGCCTTTTCGCATAACTTTTACTTCGTGACACATCATACTCATTCTATGCAAACTCGGTTGTCTATTGAACAGGACGAAATCGCCGTCCATCATATGGCGATGGACAATGTCGCCTGGTCGCAAAACAATCGAGTTGCGGTCTACATATCGGAGCGAAATCCTCTCGCCGCTTTTCCGTTCTAAGATTTTCGCACCGGGATACTGGTCCGGGCCATTCTGCACCAATTTCGTCAAGAACTCGTGTGTCAGGTCATTTACTGTTATGGGTTTGGTAATATTCATTGCGATTTTCATCGGAACGCCCAGTTGACGCATCGATAAATTCGGGTCGCCTGTTATGACCGACCTGGCACTAAAATCGACGCGTTTCCCCATAAGATTTCCACGGATACGGCCATTCTTGAAATTGAGACGGCCCATAATACATTGGAGAGGACGCCCGTTTCTCTGTGCAATCGGCGACGCGCCTTTGACTTTATTGTTGGCAATCATCGCAATCAAGTATTGCAGTTCCAATGTGAGTCCTTCAATGACATTCGGGTTCGCGTTCTCCTGTATTTTGTTCTTGAGGTCGTTATTTGTCTTGATGATATTGATGTAGATATGCGTCAAATCGTCTTCACTGCGCTGCTGGGCATCTAATTTAACAGACGGGCGAACAGCTGGGGGAGGAACGGGAAGAATCTGACAAAGCATCCATTCAGGGCGCGACCAGGCGGAACTAAATCCGACGAAATTGACATCTTCGTCGGAGATACGGCGGAAAATCTTCAAGACGATTTCGGGTGTCAGTTTCAGACTCGCGGTTCCTCCCGCCGCCGCGGCGGCGGTATTTGACGATGGAATGCGCGACCAATAAGCGTGCAATGTAGCCATACCGTCCAATTTAATCTTGTCAGGCTGCAAACATCCACATCCTTCGCCAGTATGGTCGCCACATCGACTAATACGTTTCGAGACGACCGACTGCACATATTCCCATCGCTTCTCGCCGGAATAATCCAAAATATGTGAATGTTGTGTTTTGTCAATAAGCAATTTGCTGCATTTAAAGCAGACACATTTGAGTACTTTCATAATTTCCTTAATATGTTGAATGAAGAATACGGGACGACCCAATTCGATATGGCCGAAATATCCTGGAGTGTCAATATGGGTGAGACCGTCAGTGGGGCATATCATACCTGGTTCTAAGACCCCCATACGAGGGTCGAATAGGCCTCCATCCACCGGCATACCTCCCATATATGTTTCTCTCCTCGTTATTTCCACGACGGAATTCTTTAGAATTTCTTCGGGAGAGAGAAGACTAAATTGGACACGGATAACTCGAGAGGGTGTTTCGTATTCACTTCTTACTTTAGACATTTTGCTGTGAATAGGGAAGGTATAATATAACGAATGATATTTTTAAGTTGGTTTCGATAAGTAATAATAAAACTCTGGGTGTGGTATTGGATAAAATCATTTGCAAATAAACTCGTTCAATTTTTTGACATCTGGGACAAAAAAATAGATGTCGTAAAAAAACATAAACACTCGCATTGATAATATGTATCCAAACGTTTTCAGTACAGCAATAAATCCCACAACTTACACGAAGAATGCCTGCAAATAAGAAAAAGCAATTGATTAAGGACAATCGTAAAAAGAATAAAAAGGTTGAGCCGGAGTCGTCGGATTCTTCTGAGAGTAGTGAGTCGGAGACGGAATCGAATTTAGAATATAAGCCCAACTCACCTTCAAACAGTAGTAATCGTTCTTTTGTAGAGGATGAAGAGACGGTTTATACTGAGTGTAATTCAGACGAAGATGAAACAGAATCGGGGCAATCTTCGGAAGAAAAGGAATTCGACCATACGAAATTCCGAAAAACCATTGCAAAAATGTTTCCTTCAAAATATTCAAAGGCGAAAGCGAAAGAATCCGCCGATAAAAAATCAAAAAGCGCGGAATCGGAGTCAGAATCCGAAGAGGAAACGAAAAAATCGCGCAAACATAAGAAATCCTCGTCGTCCTCTCATTCGAATAAAAAGTCAAAACACGACAAAAAATCGAAACATAGGTCTTCAAAAAAATCCGAAGATTCGTCGGATTCAGAAGACGAAGATGAGGAAATAGATGAAATGGAAAAAAGAAACTTTTTGATATTAAATATCGGCGGAGACGATGATGATGACGATTATGATTATGACGACGATGAAGAGGACTCATTGACGGAGGATACGGCGGAAGATTTCGATAGTGATGCAGAAAAGACATTTATGGGGGAAGCTTATGAAAATGTCGCAAAAAAAGAAGAGGAACAACCGAACAACTCGGAAAAGAAATCAAAGCACAAGAAACCGGCAAAAGATTCCAAATCGGATAAGAAATCGAGTGATGCTGCCAAAAATAAGACAGAGGAAGACCAAAATCCAATTCCGGAAAATGTGGAGAACGAGTACAAGGAAATGCTCGATGTGCGAAAAATGTTGATGGAGCAATTAAAACGTCGACCCAAAAATAAATTCTTGCAAACATCTTTAGAAGAATGCAATGCCAATATTAAAAAACTGACCCGAAAAGCACGGCACGAAAACACCAATGCATATTATAAATTAGTGAATAGTGACCGGCGAAAAACGAACGAAATTGATTATTTCAAGCACCGTCTTTCGAATAAAGACCAACAGGGAATTATGGCGGATTTAAAAGAAATCAACCGCACCATTTATTCGGAGAAACCATACCGCCTCTCTATTCTGCAATCGAAAATTCCGGCTAAATTCAAGGCAATTGCGATTCAGCGTCTGAACACATTGAAATCGATGGACCCGGGCGACCACGAGTATTACAAAATCAAGAACTGGGTCGACGCGTTTATGCGCATCCCATTCGGAGTTTACCGCAGTATACACATTAAGATGAGTGATGGTATAGATGTTTGCAATGAATTTATGGAGTCGGCCAAACAGACGCTCGACAACTGTGTCTATGGGTTAAACGATGCCAAGTTGCAAATAATGCAGATGTTGGGTCAGTGGATAGTAAACCCGGAATCTGTCGGAACATCGATTGCGATTCACGGACCTCCAGGAACGGGTAAAACTTCCATTGTGAAGGACGGTATTAGCAAAATATTAGGGCGAGAATTCGCGTTTATTGCTCTCGGTGGATGCGGCGACGGTAGTTTCTTAGAGGGACATTCTTATACTTATGAGGGTAGTACTTGGGGGAAAATCGTGCAGATATTGATGGAGTGCAAGTCGATGAATCCAATCATTTATTTCGACGAATTGGACAAGGTGAGTGATACGCCGAGAGGACAGGAAATCATAGGAATATTGACTCACTTGACGGACACTACTCAGAATGCGGAATTCCACGACAAGTATTTTTCGGAGGTGAGTCTGGATTTAAGCAAATGTTTGTTCATCTTCTCGTACAATGACGAGAGTGCAGTGAATCCGATTTTAAAAGACCGTATGTATCGTATCCAGACAAAGGGGTATGACACTAAAGAGAAAATCACAATCGCGCGAGATTATTTGTTGCCGAAAATAAGAGAACAAGTCAAATTTACTGCAGAGGATATTATCATACCAGATGAAACACTGCAATATATTATATCCACGCCACATTTGACGAAAAATGAGTCGGGGGTGCGTAATTTGAAACGGTGTTTGGAAATTGTCTATACGAAACTGAATCTGTATCGATTAGTGAAACCCGGGAATTCAATGTTTGAAAAAGATTTAGGAGTAAATGTGTGTTTTCCAATTAATATAACCAGGAAAGAGGTTGATATATTCATCAAAAACAACGAGACAATGAACCCGAGTGTGTTGGCGATGTATTTATAATTCAACTACATTTGCAGATACGCAGTGATACTTCACGAATTCCGTGAATAGCCCAATTCAACTACATTCGCAGATACTTAGCGAATTCCGTGAATAGCCCAATTCAACCACATTCGCAGATACTTAGCGAATTCCGTGAATAGCCCAATTCAACCACACTCTTCTCCAGAATATATATTTTTATTGTATAAGCGTATCGAATCGATAAAATGAATATTTCCAGTATTTTTAGTGCACGCAGTATTTCCTTGCTCGTTTTTATCCTAGTTGTGTTGTTCTTAGGTGCAGCATTTGATGTGAAAGTCGGACCGGAATCTTTTGATGGCTTAGAACATCCCGTCGAAACATCTCGCCCTGAAAAAAAAGAATCACTGGTGTCCGCACCCAATCCAACCTCTGCCAAGAAAACATAAAGCATATAATCGATAAAAATGATTGTCCAAAGGTGTAAAATATGACATTCGAATATATAGATTAAACAATGAAAACGAAAGAAATCTTAATTCTTGGATTATTTATTATTGCAGTTTGCGCAATTTCTCTTATTCCATTTAGCAGAATTCTGTCGGAAGGAGAAGGATTCAAAGAATACAATACTAGTGGAAATGTGACAACCCCACCAATAACCACTGGTGGAAAATTTGCCTTAAACACATCTGCTGCACCTACAACGAATGCACAAGATTTGCCGTTGCAAATAAAGACGAATTCGGATTTCATAAAATCTGTTATTACTGCTATTTCGAAATCGCCTAACCAACACAATGACAAAATAGCAATATTCAATATTCAAGGAATGATTTCTTCGCTAAAAACGCAGAATTCGGCAACGTTATTGGGTGAAATGTCAAATCCAAACAATTTAACCGACCCTCGATTTTTCTTGCAATATATGAATTGGTTTGCAAGTCATTGTCCGATTGATTCAGATGATTGCACTGGATTATGTTAAAGGACATACCGCTATGCATTCGGTGTTCTTCCCAGTCGTGTGAATATAAATATAAAACTATTCATACGACTTTATTTTGCGCATCCGGCGGCGTTGCCTCCGCGGGTTTTTAACAATTGAATCAATTCCGGTGTTAAGCAAATGTATCCACCTGAATTACTCAATCCAGAGGAAACACATCCATCGACACCTTCTTGGCCGTTCACATTGACTTGACTAAATTTATCAATGATTTCGGAATCTCTAAATGGTGCATATTGTACTGTTTTTGGTTGTTCGATGAGAGGTTCGAAATTTTCCGCGGAAGAAGACGGCATTACATTTGACAACACATTTTTGAATACAGATACAGGTGAATTCGATGCATCTGGTTTATCTGGTTTATCTGGTTTATCGGCGGCCTTTGAATCGGTCGCATTTGCCTTTTTTTCATCTGAAAACCCCTCGTATTTTGCATAATTCTGTTTCTGATTATCATATGGCAAATAATCTTGCCAAGAGACAACGACTAAAAGGATAAGGACAACAACCAATCCTATAACTAACATAAACAATGGATTCATTTTCGCCATTTTATATACATAATCGAATATATTATCTCTATTGCGAAGAAAACCAGACGCGTAATTCAACTACGTGAGCTATCACTTCGTTATGACTTCGCTCACTCGTTCCGGCATCATTATTCACCCCTTGATATTTCTAAATAATACATAATACCAAGGACGTACCCACCAATTATAAATTTGTTTCTGAATATTTATCACGATTTTTGATATATTATTAAATATGGTGACATCCTCTAAAAAGGAAACGTGTTTGGTTGTTTGCCGTTTTTCTTTATTAGAGCGAATGATTCCCTTTTTTATTTTGGGTTGCGTTTCGCTTTTTGTTGGTGCGTTCTTTTTTAATTTTCGGCTTTCAATTGATTCTTCTATTTGAAAGAACAGAAACGCTGCAAATATAAAAATAGAAACCACCACATACCATTTCAATCCTAAACCCCATTTTATTAAACTGTATGACGAGAGGTCGAATCCAGGAAGAATTCCGGATTTCTCTTCGGCGGCGGTAAATCCTTCCACCTTCGAAGATGCATTTTCCTCCCCTACACTACCAGCTTCGTATTGGTCAATCTTTGCGAGAACGCCGGAGCGAGCCCATAACGAAAGCGTAGGTGTTCTAGGATTATCAAGAGAAGATTTATCTTCGAAGGATAATGATGTATGTTGTTCCTCCATATTTATGAAATTTTATATATTCTCCGTCGATTCATTCGCATTTTTCTATATTTGTAGAGAGGTCAAGACATCCTCTCCAGATGTTTGCAAAAAATTCTTAGGAACATAAGTCGATGCTAATTCTCCCGCCGAGTTTAAATGTGTGCTCAACCACAATTTCTCAAAATTAATATTCGGCATCCAATCATATTCGCCGTCTTTCTGATAATAAATCGCTAAAATAATGAATACAATAATAACACATATGACAAATGCTGTGTATGTAGATGAGTTGAATGCGGATAATATTTTCGAGGAGACCGCTTCTGTGGTTGTCGTTGAAATTCCCCGTTTAGCATTTTTACTAAATATCATAAAGTTTGAAAGAATATTTGATTTGAAATCGGATTCGCTCATTCTAATAAATTAGACAAATAATAATGCTTTATGCCTACTAACGCATATAAACATAACTGCAAAATATTTTGTATATATCGTACCAACAATGAATGCGGAAGAAAGATTAAATTTAAAAAAGATGTTGGCACAGAGTCAAGATTATGTTGACCATACAGAGGACATCCGACGCCTAAAGCACAGTGGATTATTGTTAGATAGTATGCGGGAAATTGAGAAGTTGAAACGGGCAAATGCCGAAATGCGCGAAAATGACCCGGACCAATTCACTGAAATGTGCAAGACGGTTGCTCCTCTGATGTATAATCTGTATATGGACCTGTTCCACAAGTTGGTAAAAGATGAGTTGAATTTGGTTATTATGATTAAATTGATAAGGGTGTTGGAACTTATCGAACAAGGCAAATTAGACCAAAATGAGGGGTCTGTTATGGTTGGCAAAATATTGAAGGAATTGTACGTGGATAGTGCAGTGAGATTAGGAGACAAGTTGGACAAGGCAAATGAACTGGCAACTCCGAGACAACCAGAGAAGATAGAACCGAAAAATATTCGGTGGAACGAATGGAAAAACTGCAAATAAGCAGTCTTAATCGAAAATAGGTTATTAGGTTATAGATAGGCACAAGCGAAGTAATCTGCGTATCTGCTCACGTAGTTGAATCGAGGACTCTCCAAGCAGGAGTTAGGTTATTCACGGAGTGAGCGAAGTATGAGCTCACGTAGTTGAATTAGGTTATTCACGGAGTGAGCGAAGTATGAGCTCACGTAGTTGAATTGTGTAGGCAGAATTTAATACATAGACCACTTGTTATTATTATAACTATTGATTTTCAACAACTTTTCCCGGTTTGCTTTCCAGAATTCGACTTTCTTTTCAAGCATTATATCCTCTTGTGTTTTCGGTATATTCACACCAGCAGCGATTGCATTTAATTCGGCGTTTGTCGGTTTTGGTTTTTTTCCGAAGCAATTTACACCGAATCGTAAATTAGGGTCTTCAATATATCCTCCGTTCACTCCCGGTCGTCCGCAAGAATTTTTGGTGGATTCCGATTTCTGTAGAGTTTTCCAGGTAGATTTCTGAGTAGGGAAATATGCGGTTTGTCCTTCCGACCAACCGTAATTACACCATTCCCCGCCATTGTTATATACAGATTCAATTTCGTCATAAGTCGCCAGTCGGGCACCGTAAGAAGCACATACAGATTGCGCATCATCGTAAGTAAACATATTGTTTCCTACATTGAATACTTCATTCATATTAACTGAAATTGCAGCCGCGTTCACATTCCCTGCAATAGTATTTCCTCCTGTAACGGCCGAACTAATTATCTGTTTGGATTCCGAAACGGACTCCGCTTTATCCTTCAAAAAGCTTCCCACATCGTCCATAAATGTAGTGGAAGATACTCCTGCAACATATTTCAAAAAAGTAGATACGGCAACCAAAACGAACATTATCCAGGCAGCATTTTCAATGATAGATATAGTAACCGGTTTCCCGGATGGGTCCATAGGTATGGCTAAAATATAGATTACGATGTAGAGAGTAAATATAAAAAACGCGATGGAAATCAGGGTCAATGGAGACCCCAAATACGTTTTAAATTGCGAATACAAGTCTGAAACAATTTCCTTTTTCTCTTCTTCGGTTTTTCCGAAATAGGTAAATCCGAGATAAATCAAAACGCCCATCAATGAAACCATATCAATCCATTTTGAAAGCGAACTTTTCACACCATCTTTACCTCGAATAATATTCAATATCAAGTAGACTATAAAATAGACTGCTAAAAACCACAATATAATGACAATATTGGAGTCGGTAAATATTTGATACAGTGTATCGGTATTTAATGTCGAATCTGTATTGCTTTCTGTATTATCACTCATTGATTTATAATATATTTGATTATATTCTTCTTAACCTCTCATTTTTTCCGATAAAAAAGACAATATGCGGATGAAGAAACAATCATACTTTCGTTGATGGCACTAACATTAGAATCATTGAAGCAGTACCATTCATCCGTAGGAGATGATTTAGAGAATGCGGTATAATGTCCTCCTGCAACTCCGCCCATATGGTTTGCCACACCAATCAATGTATATTTGTAAGAACTTGCTTTATACCCGACCACATATTTAGAAAGGTCTAAATCGTTGAGAGGAAAATCGACAAGTTCGTTATTCTTGCGTTGTCCGTCGGGAGAGTACCGTTTCAGAATAATAATCAGTATATTGGGAAAACTCCAAAATGCAATGTTTTTGCGGACAGGTTCTGTTTTGTGTGTCTTCTCATTAAACCATCCGGTCAACAATTCATCTGCAACAAATTCGTCAAAACAATCTAATAATGAAATCGGTGTATTCGACAATGGAATCGGCAAATCTAATAGACAATATGATTCCGGTTTGTTGGAATGCACCGTGTTTCCGTCGGGAGATGACAGCCGCGATACATAAATACCGTATAATAAGTCGGACACCTCTGAATAATCACCGCGAGCGTAATTGTCTTTCAGCATTGAATAACACTGCAGTGCTAAATCATCTACTTTCGATTCAATGTTGCCTTTTATGTTTATAGCGACTTTCCGTTTTCTAGAATTATGCATACATTCAATCATAAACAGTAAAAATTCCGGCAAATCATTTTGCGCCCAACCAGTGAATATGTCGCGCCCTTTTTTCCTTGCAACATCGTGTATTGTACCTACAAATTTACCGGGAGTGACTACTGGGGTCGGATGATTATCTGGAGAAACTCTAACGGAGTTTCGTATGGATAATCGACCTCTCGCATCATTCATAAAATCTCGCAATTCACGCCAATCACAAAAAACACGCTGGTCATCAGACATTGATGAAGAATCCTCTAAGAGAGGCAAGTCCGCAAGTTCGTAAATCATATTTAATAATTGAATACACGAATTCAAAAAGCACGTGTTTCCTAGATTAGTTAATCCACAGGGATATGACATAGTAGTAGTAAAATAACTCAGTAATCTCAAATGTATATAAACATCCGTAAGTGTTTAATTGTATTATATACGAAATACAAATGGACATTTCCAACAATTACATTGGAGCGGCTTATAGACAATCACATCAATATGAGTTGCAGATAAGACGAATGCGGTTAATATCGGAATTGATAGAAGATTATCAAGAAAATATGAGGCGTGCAATGTGGTTGGTAGGTTGTGAATTAGGGATGTCGAACACTTCATTATTTGGCAACTCACATAGAATCAATCGAATTCCTCCTCTTAGAACGCCAAGAAACACCGACGATGATGAACCGGTTTTAAATACAGAAAGACGCGACCCGCCATTTTCTTTCAATAATTTGATGCCGTCGCAAATACGCCGTGGATTCATATATACTCAATTGATGGATAGAGATGAAGCACCTATAGGATTAACTAGCGAACAAATTGAAAGTTGCACTACTTTAGTACAATATGATACATCGATGAATGAAATTCGATGTCCTATTACTTGGGACGCATTTGAGCAGGGACAAAATGTATTGGAGATTAATAATTGCAGACATATATTCGGTCAAAATGCGCTGATGGAGTGGTTTCAGAACCACTCAATATGTCCCGTCTGTAGAACAAATGTGACTCAATTGAGAACGAATGAAACCTCTCCACAAGCACAACAAACGCAACAACCAAATTCAATAAATCAACTCATATCGGGAATATTATCGGGCGTGAATGCCGCTGCTACAACCAATCAGAATGGATATTATGAGAGTGAATTTGAAATTAATATGGAGGATTTATTGCAGTTTTATACGCAATTGGTTCAACCGTCGACTACATCAAACATTCAAACTCAACCATCCTCTCCCCATTTGTCCACAAATAACACGTTCACGTAAAAAAAACACGGAGTTATTATTATTTATTATTATTTTTTGATATGAAGCAAAATATAATACATTTTTATTTGTTTTTTGTTTTTTTTTGTTTTTTGTTTTTTTTTGTTTTTATTTGTTTTTATTTGTTTTTGTCTCTTACCTTTGAAGCCGGCACACGATTATTCGATGATATGAACCCCATAATCTGATTCTGTATCGAGTTCAGAGAGAAGAAGTTCGTCATCAGATGATTCATCCTCGTATGGGATGCGATGGACGAGTCTTCTCACAGTAACATTCGGGTTCGGGTGAATTTGAACGTAAATGTCCGTCTGAGATTCATCATCATCATCATCGGAATCAGATGCAAACTCCGATGGGACAGTAAGAACGGACATCGTGTCATCATCTGAATCATATGAATAATAGTCGCCGTTGCCGCGGCGCATAGTCACATTTGGGTGAGGAACATCCGTATTGACATCGATTGCAAGTTCGGATAAAGTTATCTCGCCTCTCGCGTCAGCATACTCATCATCGGAATAATAGTGGTTGCCTCGGCGCATAGTCACATTTGGGTGAGGAACATCCGTCTCGACATCGATTGCAAGTTCGGATAAAGTCATCTCGCCTCTCGCGTCAGCGGCAGAATCCTCATCAGAATCATATGAATAGTAGTGGTTGCCGCGGTGCATAGTCACATTACGATGCACCCCGAGGGAGGTGTTGGATTCATCGGAAACCTCAATTAAAAGCTCGGACAATGTCATCACTTCATTCGCGTCAGAATTCGCGTTCGAAGAATCATCATTTGAATGATAATGGTCGTATAGACATAAAGGACAAGGATAGTCGATAGTGGGAGAACAATGGATTTTGCGTGGAGTGCCAGGCACAAAGCTGTTGGTCTTAGCAAAACCATACATATTGAAAGCGGGAAGAATAGAACTCATTTTAATAACTTTTGAATTGTTTAGGTCGTTGATTGTGGGTTTAATAATATTATTAGATGTTAAATGTCTTCCTTTCATTTGGAATAAAAAGTCGTTCAATTTTTGTATTTTAGGGTCCCGACCCTAAGGTATATTTGTTTCGGCAATCTTGCCTCTGTATCGGTTATATAGTAAACTCTCCGACCGGTAAGCAGAATAAATATTATATTCGCCAGAGGATGTTATTTTGAGGGCTTTATAAATACGGTTTATCATAAAAAATGTATTTGTGATGAAAACGATGACTGTCGTGTTATTCAGATAATTTTTCCGAATAACAATGCAACTGATTCCGGCGTTTGCAAAAAACAGTAGCAATAGAACTTGTGCGAATGCTCTATATGTGCGGTTTATCCCGAGAATTCGTCGTTGATGTCGTGGTTTCATTTCCGAAAGCATTGTTATTAAGAACTCTTTATCCGTTGAGAATGTTTTGTCCGATATTAATAGCCGTTTTACAATAGTTTCTCGGATTCGTTCAATTGAAAACACCGCACAAAAATATAATGCCATAAAAGTATTCACTGATATTGCGGCCATTTCCAAACGGTCTTTTGGAATTATATTTTGCAAAATAGTACAAGAAAACCCGCCACAATTCTGAGGAACAAATACTGTTAAAAAACTGCTTATAATAGTTCGATACACTTCAAAGCAGGAAAATAGAATAATAGATGCTCGTTGAAAATTCGTCATTCGTCCATCTGGGTTTTCGAATAAATTATTGATGAATTTTGCAAATGAATAATGTGCTTTTTTAGCAGAAGTACCGAATGATGTGGTGGATTTGTGGTTAGATAGTGTTTTTGATGAAAACATATCTTCCTCTGCATTCCATTCTTCTACTACAGAAAAGTCTTTTGGAAAATTATTTCTGTCTTCTGTTAAGTCGGGGTATTCCGTGTTGTCAGAAGACGAATACGTCCCAAACTCGCCGTCGATTTTCAAATTGGATGTAGGTGGTTGGTGTCGAATAGAATTAATACGCACATTTTCTAAATACATATCGCGAAAAGGACCATCATTGACGCCATTTCCATCCTCTGATGATTTGCTAGAAATATTTAATAGTTTCCTCAAAGAAGAATGTTTGGATAATTGGGAGTCAGGTTGCATCATCAATTCATCTTTTGCGTTCAACCTATAATGTGTTTCTTTACTGGTATTATGTCTACGAAATTCATTTTCTGTTTCTTTATTGAAATCGGAACAGCTTTTCACATCTTTTCGAATATAAATGGTATTTTCATTAAAATCGTCAAACTCATTAAATTCATACATCTCGGAAAACTTGAAATACTTCAATATATATTTGTGTAGTATTTCAAGTACAATTTTTGTTGGTTTAAATATCTCCCAAAGAAATAGTATTTTTCTCCGAATTATTTTTACGGCGATTGGTTTTCTTCGGAACCCCCATATTCGCCATATCCCGCAAAGACGATATGCTTACCATCGATTCATCTTCTACGCGGACACCGCCAGCACTTGGCTGCGATTGTTCGTGGATATTGATTGTCTTCATTTTTAGCCCGGACAGAATATCGTCCACATCATTTTGCGGACCTCTCATTTCAGGTCGTCGTTGTGGAGTATTTTTCACTTCCGAATATCCATTGCCCACATCGACACCGCCCTCTCTAAACATCGCACCTCTCCCCATCGCAATATCAGGGCGATTCATTGAATTTGCATAGTTGCGTCCGGGTTCCTGTGTGAATTGCATTGCACCTGGTCGTACTGGTGGAGGTTGCGTTTTCGTCTCAATTGGTTTAGGTGGAGGGCCGAATGAAGTACTGACATCATCTTGTGCGGGTTTCATCAAATTCGATGCAAATGCAAATCCTGGACTCTGTTGACTGAGTGCCTTCACCGTCGCATCATTGAATGTTCGCATTAATTCGGGGCTTTGTCGAATAACATCGCCAAATGCGGGAGCGGCAGAAGACAGTGCTTTATTGGAAAACCCGACAACCGCAGCACTAAATCCGAGACGCATCAACAAGGATACTTCCGGTGCCAATTTGCCACCCTTGTATTTATCGTGCAATTCCGAAAAAATCTCTTCATATTCCGGCAAATCCTCGGATACTTTCTCCCCCCATCCGTCTAAACTTACACCAAATGGGTCAAATGCTGCGTTCGCGTATTCGAGAGAATTGACCAAGGTAATAAACCACCAACCTTGCAATTTAACACTGTCTTTCTTCCTCTTGTCTTCTAATGCACCTTCATATTCATCTTCGATTTCTTCGTAGGGAGAGTCCATTGTAAATGAACTCGGGCGCTGCTTTAATTGACCGGATTCATACCATTCTTCCAACTTCTTTATCATTTCACGCTTCTTTCTTCGTTTCTCGCGGTCGGACATATTGTTCGTGCTCGAATTCCGAGAGGTTGCATTGTTGGGTGGAATATCGCCGACCTTAGTGAACCCGTCCCACGTTTTCGTGTTCCCTAAACTACTCGTGGTAGATTGCCCTAACTTCGAATCCGTCGGTTCGTATCCATTTGCAGACGATTTCGGTTGTTCGGAAGAAGACCCGAATCCGAACAAATTCGACGCCATTCCACTGATGGATTTCGTCGTTTCACCGAAAAGAGAATCGGATGCGGGTTTATTGGTAGAAGATAGATTGTTTAATTGCGACTCTAATTTATCTAAATCGGAAAAATCAACATTCACTTGTTTTCCACTGCTACGTTGCTCGTCGTTCATAAACATTTCGATTCCGCCGCCAAAATTAACGGATTTTGGTTCGAATGAGACATCATTATCATCGTCTCTCAAACTCAACTTAATCGGAGTTGGGTCTAAATCGCCTAAACCAATATCAATTATCTCCATCGTTTATGATACAAACACAATATTTATGTTTAAGTCTTACCGCATATATATTATTTTGTTGGACTGTAATTCAATTCAACTACATTCACAGATACGTAGTGGTCTTGCACCGAAGGTTTTGATGTTGCTCACTCCGTCGCTAATTCCGTCACTGCGTATCTATAGCCCAAATACCATATTCCTTGCAAAAAACAATCCGCTAAATCGTCGCGTTTTGGCGACTTGTCAAATATCGGCAACCATTTTCCCATTTCCTCCGGATTTGAATCGAAGAACGTGCGGCAAATTGTTATTCCATCGGATTTATTTGCTTTGTAAGTGGATTTCGTTTTTTTTGCTTCGGTTACGTCCACCGAAGACGCATCCAACACATTTGATATGACTTCCTTGGTCGCGGTTGCATCAGAAAAACCCTTGAGTTTATTATGAGAGGATACAAATTCAATATGAACGCCATCTCCAAACCGCATAATAAAATACTGTGCAATCATACCCTGAATCGTTTTCATTCTAGTCGCAATCGTCGATATTTGATTTTCAATAACAACGTGTGTCGCGCCTTCAATCGAAGGGTCGCCGTCCAATTGTCGCCGAATCGCTCGTCCAATTGTCACTAAATCTATTTCTCCCGCCGTCTTCGCCTTTGGACCAGCGGTGCTCTGGAAACATTTCGATTCATAATATTTTGTTATGCTTTCGACTAATTCCGATTTTTTCATTTTTTTGAGAGGAATTCCCGCCGCAAATGCACCGAAAACAGCAGAATATTCCTGCTCTAATTCCGCGAGTTTCAATTTGTTTATATGGGCGGTTGTATGGCGTTTCGTAGGAATAATCCATTCATTATGCATTTTCGCGTGAAGTTCGCAATATGAAGCTGCTCCATTATCGGGCACAACCCATTTCGATTTTTTGCCACAAGGATGGTCAGATGCCGTTTTTGTTTTCCCCTTTATCAAATGGCAACACGGTTTCGGAGTTGAAATGGATGAATCGACTGCAAGTAGATTCACACAAGTCCATTCAGGAATCGTCCATTGTGTTTTCGTGGCAAAGTCAAACACACAATATGCCAGATTCTTGATTCCGACATCAAAACTAACTAATCGCATTGGATAAATAGAATGATATGCAAAATTCTATTTATCTTATTGACTGACAATATATCGTTATTATCCTTCGATGGTAAACCATCTCCGGATAATCCTCGAACACCTACGCTACTACGTAGCTCCGGCGTTCTCGCAATTGTATGCTCTAAATAAAATTCAACTACGAGTTTTTTGAAACTCTAATAATTCTGCCTGAGTAACTACTGGTGTAACTGTTCTTGCTGCCAACTGTTCACGAGACAAATAATTGGCTTTTAAATCACTATCAAATTTGCCGTAGGGGGTTTCTGGGTCAACAAATGTTCGGTAAGATGCCGGGGTAGAATACGATTTTGGTAGTCCCGAAAAAATCGGCAAAAATGCGGAATTGTGTCCTCTCTTCACACCTAAATCTGAATATCCACAATCATTTGCAGTCTCTGAAAAATTCTGTTGAATAATAGATTGTGCATTGTGTGTCAAATATTTGCGATATTCCCAATTGGATTGTACTCCACTCGATTTAAGGATGCGGTTATTTTCGACGGCCTCTGGTTGCCAAGCAGCAATAAGTGCTCGTCCGTCGCTCATTAACGGCGGGAATCCCGGATACATATTATTTGCTGCGTATCCTCTTGCAGCTGGATGCAGTTCTTGTAATGTAGGATGAACGACCGCAATTTTTTGTGTAGATAATCCATCTAAATCATTATCACTTAGAGATGCAAACATTTTCGGTTCTTATATTTTAAACAGGTATTAGATTATTCATTTGCATTTTCTTTTTCACGAATCAATGAAATCAATTCGGGTTTTTTCAATTTACTAATATCTGTCGTAATACCGAGCTGAATCGCAATTGTTTTCAACTGATTGATATTCATTTTTCGGAGTTGTTCCATTGGATGCACTTGAGGTAATGGTTCTGGTTCTAAATTTGTGTCATTTTGATGTGTATCGGGTTCTTCTACTACATTTTCCACTACATCTTTTGCTTGTTTCGCGAAATCTTCAAATACAATTTGTGTGGGCTCTAATTCTAATTCCACTTCTTGAACCTCATTATTTGGAATCTGATTTTCATTTTCGTTCTGATTCAAGAAAGGGGCATTATCCTTCGAAGATAAATCTTCTCTGGTCACTTCTCCCTTCGGGAGTCCTTGAACACCTACGCTCGTGCCTCGCTCCGGCGTTCTCGCAATTTCGAAGCGAGGTGCGAGAGTAGGAATTTGTTCTGATGCAGACACATCGATTTCAAACACTTGCACTGGCACAGGCACAGACTCTGGTGTCGTCATCGGTATTGACACATTATCCTTCGAAGATAAATCTTCTTTGGTCACTTCTCCCTTCGGGAGTCCTAGAACACCTACGCTTATTCGCTCCGGCGTTCTCGCAATTTCTAGTTCGGGCTCATCCGATTCGGAATCCGATTCGGAATCCGACTCTGACTCCGACTCTAATTCTGACCCAGATTCCGATTCCGTTTCAGATTCATCTTCCTCTGAAATAGACGATTCGTCATCGTCATCGTCATCGTCATCCGACACAACAATCTTATCTGCCGCAGCAAAATCGAGATTGATTATTTCTTTTTGTACGGCTTGTGTTTGAATTGGAATAAGAACTTCAACCTCCGGTGTAGTTTTCGACTTGATTTCGAAATTTGCAGACGGCGGATTCGGTATAGAAGAAGGTGAAGGACTAGTAGGCGCTGTTCCCCCTAAACCAAACATCCCTCTCAGTATTTTGATTTCCTTTACCACCGCGGTCAATAATCCGTACATCGACTCACTCTTTTTTTCTGCAACGGTGATTCTTGTTTTAAAATGATATACGAGAAGAAGAACCAGCAAAAACACAAGTGCTAAACTGATAAAAAAGAAATTTTCAATAAACCCGAAGACGCTCATTTACTATTCTAAAACAAAATATAACGCTTAATACTACGAAGATGGACGATGAAAATATGATATTATATTATAATTCTGTTGTCAATTTACTGTAATATGTCATCTTTCACTGAAACCGCAAATACATCATCTCCACAATATGCAGAATCCGTTGCACAAAATGAGTCAACATTCGACTCGGTCACTGGTCTATTTAGCAACAAAAATCTCATTATCATTATTTTGCTTGTATTGGTTATTCTATCTTTAATCGGCATCAATATTCTAACTTTATCTGGCACTATTATTTCAGAAATAACCGACCCTCTGTCTCCCATCGTAAAAGGCATACTATCTTCCTTAGGATTCACTACTGGAAATATCATAAAAGGTAGTGCGGATTTAGTCGCAAATGCCGCGGACACTGGAATCGACATAGCCAAGGGAACGACGCATTCTATTGGCGACCTGTTGATTAATTCTACGAATCATTCGGGCATAGACACTTCTAAGCAAATTAGTTTGACAGATGCCATCGGCATTTCCAATATGAAAGGACCGTCCATCAATCCACAGCCAGTGCAATCATCTGAATCCACTGTCACATCCATTGGTGCACAAAAACCAAAAGCTGGTTGGTGCTATGCGGGGGATTTTGCGGGGTCAAGAGGTTGTGTAGAAATAACCGACCACGATAAATGTATGTCGGGTCAAATATTTGCCAATCAATCAGAATGCTTGAAACCGCCTGGAAAATAAATATTCTACTGGCCGGAAATAGAAGCACCTACATTGATTGTTGTCGGCGTATTTAATACCGAACATCCCGAAATCGAATTTGCCATACCACTCGACATATTTGCAATCAATGCAACACTTCGAAATAATGTTATTTGTTCAACTGTCAGACTCACATTTAATTCAAACGTATAAACGTATGTAGGTACGGTATAAAGTTGAATATTACGAAATGCTAGATTTCCTAAGAACACTGTTGCGCTAAATGGCAATGGAGAGGACCCGGTGTTCTGGGTCGGCACATTCAATGTAATATTACACATTGATAAATCCGAACTCTGCAATGTAATTGTTTTTGCCAAGTTGCCATTGTAATATGCTTTTAGTTGGACAGAGTATAATGCAATGTCGATTTCTCCTGTAAATCCAGTAGGGGGTATATATGAAGTTGGAATGCTGCCTACCACCGCTAATCCTACCGGCATAACAACTGTATAGTTATATTTCGGTTGATTTATTGTATTGCTAATTATTAAATAATATATGTTGATTCCCTTCGATGCGTTATTATAAACGAGAGTGTTCGATTTCACTACAAATTGCCAAGGGTCTTCATTGTTAGGAACATAGGATGGATAATTTCGGACATTATAATCGGAATAATTGTAAAGAGGAATTGCCGGGTCTTCATATAAATACATTACTGGTCCAGGTATATTAGAAGAAGTAGTCGGTGTAAGTATCTGATTGTCCGCTTCACAGTTGACTGCATTACTTTGAATATTGGATTGTGTCCTTGACAGTCCGCCTTTTACTAATAGAGCAAATTTTTCTTTTTTCGTTAAATTATTTGTTTGAGAAGACGATTTGTTTGCACTGTATTTTAATATCTCTACTTTCCTTCTCATATCCAATTGCGATTTCGTGTAGGAGGTTGTCTGATAAGGATTAATCGGCGTAAAACGAGTCAGTGGTACATTATTCAATTGAGACAATGCCCGCTGTTTGCAAAAACTAGAATTAGTGTCGTCCATTTTGCATTAACATTCGAAGATTTATCCGTCTTTTTATTTTATTCGAATAGATACGCACCCGCAAGAAACACCGAAGATAATGTGTAAATACGTTACAAATTATCAATATATTACGGTTTTAACGTTGGTTATACCAGCCTTTTCCTAAATAATCGAAATAACTGCTAGACGTTCCATTTGCAGCAGAAAGATTTGGTCCATAATAAACCACACTATTAATCTCAAACACTGAGAGGGCATAGTCGTAATATCTTAGGTTGGAAGCCGAACCTGCAAAACCTCCATTGCCTGCATACACAATCTGGTCATAGTTCTGTTTGGGAATAAAATCTCCAAAAGAAACGCGGGTTGTAATAACTCCATTTACATAGCAATCCATTGTTTTATTTTGCATACGAATTGCAATGTGGAACCATTTGCCGATAGGTAGGTTTCCAATAACTGCATCTTTCGCACTACTTTGTGATTTATCATTGGGAGAAACAACATCCATACGATAAAGCAATTTTAACGACGATGCATTTCCATTCGTACTTGAGTTTTCTTTAAATAAATAAAGACCTGGTCCGTTATTCACGGTTGCAATACCTCTATCATATTGGTCATTGCCTTTTACAAACACGGGATAGTAATTGTCATCTTTCGGCATAACATCTACTTTTAACCATATTCCCCAAGTAAATTCTATTCCTCCAGACTGATTGTTTGACCTATAGACCACCGCGGTTCCACTGGCAGGGTCCTGTGGATATACATTATAGGCAGTTCCAGACAACATTCCGTGAATAATATAAGGACTTTTGCTAGGAGTCACTAAATAAGTTACTAAACCAATGCCAATATTAAGCAATGTCATAAATACGATGAGCACTAGAATCACAAAAACAAACCGGGCAATAATGCTATTTGAATTCAAAAATTCTTGACTGGCGTTTGTCACACCTTGTGACGAAAAATCAGCAGTTACACTTTGTGCGGATTCTCTAAATGCATTAGCACTATTCGATATATTGGACGCAACTTCATTGGTGTCCGGCAAATTTTGTTGTATTGCTTCCGTTGCATTTCCGATTGATGATTTTGCGTTATTTAAATAATCACTCATTACTTGTATATTTTAAAGAGAAGACATTAGTAATTCAGCGACACGCAAGCAATAGGAACACACGTAGTTGAATTCAACCTACGAAACAGATGCGTAGCGATACTTTATGTCCTCGCACACCTAACGCTACGCTTTCGATTCGCAACCTAAACCCAATGTGAGAAATTAGGTTATAGATACACAGTGACGGAGTGAGCGAAGTCATAACGAAGTGATAGCTCACGTAGTTGAATTAGACTAATTTCACAATCCTCTGTATATCTTCCCCCTTAGAAATACTCATATTGAGGCCATATGGTATGAGCGAACTGAAATAGCTAGATAATCCATTTCCTTCTAAGTAATTTGTCCATACAGTTTTTGCATCTAATGCTACGGGCAACCGAATAAATTTGGATACATATCCGCTTACACTAGAATTTCCTATTTTCAAACTACTGAGTCTAGAAGAAGGCGTCACGCTATTTACATTTGATACATTCACCGTTTTTGCGAGTTTTCCATTCAAATATGCTTCGAATGTTTTCATATTATGCACGTTTATCACTAAATGTGTCCATTTTTGAACAGGAAAACTGTTTGTAATCGTCATAATTACATTTGGAATTTCAACCCCTTGTCCAGCTTTCAATAAAAGCGTTTGACCGCTCAAATCGACTGCAAATTCATTCGTTCCTTTGGGCGATATATTCTGTCGACCAAATAATGAAACCGCACCAGCAGTGGGACTTGATATGTATAACCAACATTGATAACTATATGTTAATGCAGTCGGATTTTTCAGCTTTTCATATTTTACTTCAATCGGTTTATTTAACTCTTGCAGTCCAGATGTCAATGCGGTATTTGTCAGATAATAATACACATAATAAATAACTATAATCAATATAATAATCAACCCAATTGCTAAATAATTCATTACGCGTGTTATTTTGAATATATAGTTATTTCATATATTTCCAAGTTATAAATGGAATCAAATCTCGCGTCAAAAATCTATATTAATCTCTGGTCAATACGAGTCTGTTTATTCTTTGTTATTTGAGCGTTTACGTGGTAATTGGAAATTGAATAACCCTGACCACTACCATTCATATAACTGCTCCACACACCTTGAGGATTGATACTGGAAGCAACTCTTCTAAATCTAGTAAAGTGTCCGAGAGTGTATATATTTCCGTAACTAATCGGGTCTGTGTTGTTTGTATTTATTTGACTTTGACTATTTGTGTTCTTCACGAATTTGCCGTCAATATACAAATCGACTGTAGTTCCATCTACGTTGATGACCAAATGGCACCATTTCTGGAAGGGGAAGTTTTGAACGGTTAATAGTGGAGTCAACCCCGAAGCATCCACCGTTCCGTTCGGTTTCACTTTACTTTTGTCCACATTGACATATATATTCAATGTACTACCAGTTAATGATGCAATAAAATTACTACCACGGTTGAATAAAATATTGCAAGATTTCACTGGTTCATTTGCATCGATGAAAAACCACCCTTCATAAAAATATCTTACGGAACCTGGATTATCAATATTTTCAATAGATATATTTTGCTGAACCCCATCTTTATCTATTCTTAATGAACGGGAGTCTTGAATTAAAAAACTGGGATTGTAAATTTGGGCAATCACTAAAATTGCTATTAAAATTACAGCCACCAAAAACACGATTAATACAGAGTTCATTTGTCTCTATGAATTATAGAATATATCCGTATTTTTGTTTTCTTGTTTCTATATTTTGATACAATTCGGAGCACACCACAATTCAACTACATTCGCTCATACTTCGCGAATTCCATGAATAGCCCAATTCAACTACATTCGCTCATACTTCGCGAATTCCATGAATAGCCCAATTCAACTACATTCGCAGATACGCAGTGATACTTCGCGAATTTCGTCACTGCGTATCTATAGCCCAATAACACCGGCGCCTTGCAATTTTATTGATTTACTGGTGGGTTCTTATAACGATACAAATTGTATTCTGCTGCTACTTGGAAAGCGGTTATTGGGCTCTTATGATATACCACATTGCATATGGCACCGTGCAATCCGCTGCCAATAACGGTATTATCTCCTTCTCCCACTTCAATAACATCTCCAGTATCATACACCGATTGTTCGTATTGTTCCGTTCGAAAGCTTTTCTCTAAATTTCCATTCACAAATATATCAACACCAGATTCATTATAACTAATTACTAACTGATTCCAAGACTGGGGAGGGATACTCAGCACACTACCTGATATATCCGAACCATTCACATAAACAATGTATTTGTCCGATTTATTCGGGTCTTTTGTATCATTGAAATATGCAACTCTCGGATGTCCATTAATACTATTTGGATATCCATATCTGAAAATATTGGTTTCTTTTGAATAGGCAGCAGTTGCATTTGAATGTTGATTGACATAAAACCACATTGATATGGAATAATTTTTCCGAATAACGTCTTTCACATTGGCGTCGGGGCCATCTTCTATAAATAACTGATTTGCTTTTCCGATGGAATGCAACTGAGTCAAGAACACTGGTTTATTTAAAAGAACAATAGAATCCGTCATCTGTCTCGTTGCTCGGGGAATATAAATATATGCCAATATGAACACCATTTCCAATACAAATAATGCAATTACCATTTTCGGGGCGGATTTGAGTTCCGAGAATAAACCTTCCAGTGCATCAATAAGAAGACAGGGAATCAAGAATAAAAACTTCAAGAAAAACCCTACCCATCCTCTCGCATTAATAATTGTTCTGACAAAAATGCGATATAAAATTGCTAAACCGACTATAAGCACCATCACACTCACGAATCCGAGAACATACGAAACATAGACCATACTTCCCGGATTTATTACTTGGTGAAACAGGTATAGTGAGATGATAAAGACAAATATAATGCTGCCGTATAAATACACACGGGTTTCGTCAAATGGACCTTTGACAATTTGAGATGCAATAATAATGCCAATAACGGCAGGGACTATTCCGACGACAAAGTACCAGTAAAATTGTTCCGTCAAAGCCTTTGTGTCGTAGTATGCAAAGTAAAAAATCACACAACTAAATACAATTGCAACTACTCCGGCTGCAAGAGTTTTCAAATCCTCTGTCATATCGGTCTTTGACAATTCTACAAAATAATCCATTAATTTGCCTTTGCTCCTATATGTATTTTCATTTTCCGACATATTATTTTGCAAAGCGACAATTACTTAATATATGATTATCTGACATAAGAAGTCGATAAAATGCGGTCAAACCCCACCCTAAATAGTAATAAACAAATGTAAATGAAAATAGTCGATGCATTTGTGTTTTATAATGAATTGGAAATGTTAAATTACCGATTAGAAACACTGTCGCCTTATGTAGATTATTTTGTGCTGGTCGAAGCAACATACACACACAATGGAGAACCGAAACCTCTCTACTTTGACGAGAACAAGCACACCTTCGCAAAATTCCTGCATAAAATTGTCCACGTAGTCGTAGATGATTTTCCACACAAAGAGAAAGTATCCGACGGACGTCAATGGGAAAACGAGGCATTCCAGCGCGACCGCGGCATTCCGCGTGGAATCGAGAGAATACCCGGTATTAACGCACAAGATTATGTGGTATGCTCAGATTTAGATGAAATCGTCGACCCTGCAATTATAAAAAATGTGCGAGACGAAGAAATAACCGGCGATTGTCATACTCTCGAAATGGATTTTTATTATTACAATTTGACCACCTATTTAGGTAAATGGAACGCGTGTTGTTTGATGCGAGTATGGGTTGCAATGCAGTCGTGTTGTAGATGGCGTCAAGAATCGACGATTTCGAATGCTGGATGGCATCTGAGTTATTTTGGCGACTCGGTATTTATCCGAAACAAATTGGAGCATTTCGGGCACCAAGAATTTAATTCGGAACAATACAAGAACGAAGACAATATACAAAACGCAATAAAAGAGGGGAAAGATTTGTTTAATCGCCAAAACGTGACGATTACAAAAATCAAAATATGTGATAATCCGAATCTACCTCCGCGAATGGATTTGCTGATGAACTTCTGGTGAATGTATAGTGGTAGGTTGAATGTGACATTACAAATTCTCCATAGCCGTCTTTTCTCCGTGGCAATCGCGGCAAAGTGCCACTAAATTATCAATATGATTGCTGCCTCCGTGTTCGAGACGGATTTTATGGTCTACCTCGAACCAAGCCGGCAATTGTTTCGTGCAGTTTCCGCATTTCCACCCTTGTTGAGCTGCAACATATTTCTTTTTCGTTTCACTTACAGACCGTTTCGTCGCTTTCACTTGTGGTTGGCCTCCACCTATCGAATCTACGCCCCCCGATTTAGTGATTCGTGCTTCTGCACACGTTTGACGTCCGGAGGAAAGATTCAATATAGGGTGAGCCTGACTGAATTCCCCAAAAGAAGACGCACCGGCAACCCCGCCACTATATTTCGAAGTAAAATCGAGTATCGGGTTCAATATGCTAGAGGCATTCTTATCAACCGGCATATATTTCAAATATTCATTGGAAGTGAATACTAAATCTCGCGCCCTCTCCGGATTCTTTTTAAACAATACATACATTGCAAGTGCGGCAAATGCAACACCGGCCATTTGATAATATTTCTTGTATTTAGAAAGCGAACGCACTAATTTCCCGTCTGTATAAATATTTGCCATAACTGCAATGGCAATCAAAAACAATACGATTTCGATTCGCATTTATAAGTTATATATTCAGTAGATTAGGTTTGCGATGTTGGTCTTGGTATTAGGTTATTCACGGAGTGAGCGAAGTATGAGCTCACGTAGTTGAATTAGGTTATAGATACGCAGTGACGGAGTGAGCGAAGTATGAGCTCACGTAGTTGAATTAGGTTATAGATACGCAGTGACGGAGTGAGCGAAGTATGA